TCCATGACGCCCTGCACTGGTACGTCGATGATGCCTGCGTACTTGGAGCCGCACAGGATGGCCGCCGCAATGATCGCGGTGCAGGCCGAGTGCCAGTAGCGCTCCTCGTCAGCGAAAGCCATCTGCTCGCGCAGCAGGTCGTGCGTGCGGTCCCAGACCTTGCGCACCGTGACGTAGTTGGCAACGAGGTACTTGACCCACATCTCCCCCGCCACACCGTAGTTCTGGCGCATGGCGCCAATGTGCTCGCGCTCTTCGTCTGTGAAGTCCAGCTGCCGCACCGGGTTCCATTCCAGCATGCGCATCACCTCGCCGTTGCTGGCGTGCTTGCGCGCGCCCATCAGAACGTCCATCAGGTGAGTGTTGGAGGTCATCATGCAGGACAGCGCCCAGGTGCTGTTGTTGACCCGCTCGCGGTTGGCGCCTGACTCCATGCGCTCCTTGCCCTGGCCCTCGGAGATGTTGAAGATGAACTCGGGGATCCACTCCACGTCGTTGCGCGCTTTAGTGGTGATCTCATCGATCAACAGGGGCAGGCTGTTGAGCAGGCCGGCGCGTTGCTGCATGGCGACCTGAGAGGTGCCCTTGCCTGTGCGGTAGCGGATGGGGTGCCCCCAGACGCTGGCGATGGCGGTGAGCGTGAGCGACTTGCCGGTGCCCGAGGCGGTGGAGCCGATGTGCCAGACGAAGCCCTCGTACTCGCTGAAGTGCATGAGCGTGGAGCCGAAGGCGTTGAGGCACAGCGCCAGCTGCGTGTACATCTTGCGCTTGACCAGGACTTTCCAAAAGCCGCTCCACTCCTCGATGTTGCCTTTGCTGGCTGTCACCCGGTTGATGTTCTCAAGCCCTGGCATCGGCACGGGCAGCACAGCGCCGTCTGGGCGGAAGATGCGCTCGTTGTAGACGAAGCTGCGGTCCTTCTGCCAGCCGAACTGGATCGGCACATCCACTGCCTCGCGCTCCATACCTGCCTGCTCCACGGCACCGCGCACGTAGTCGTAGAAAAAGGGGTCGTTGAACTTCCCGTTGGCGGCAGTCACGCCGTAGCTCGCCAGCACCTTGAGCAGCTCGTCCTTGGCGACCGTGGTCTTCTGAGGCAGCAGGATCGGGATGTACTCCATCGGGCGCTTGCCCTCGTCATCTTCGGGACCGCACGGCTTGATCGCCATCAGATGGGCGTACTTCTCGTTGCCGTCCATGCGCAGCATCTCGACCACATACAGGTCGTAGGGCAGCACCACCACTTGCACCTTGGACTTCTGGCCCGTGCTGTCTTCGAGCTCCACCGTGCGGTAGATGCCGCCGGCGCGGCCGTAGTCGAATCCTTTGGGGGGCGTGGGGCGGGTGAAGCTGCGGGGCTTGGACGGGATGGCGTCCTCGTGCACTTGCTTCTTCTGTGGTGGCAGCTCGATCTGGCGAGGCGCGTTGTCCACTGAGACTTCACGGCCCAGCGCCAGCGGGTTGGTGATCTTGCCCCAGTGCGGGCAGCCGCCGCAGATGCCTGGGTTCTCGCCGTCGAGCTTGGCGCAGGCGTAGGGGCCCTTGATGCTATCGAGCTTCTCGCGTGTGCGCTGAGGGCTGTATGGGTGCAGGGCTGAGAGCTTGGCTGCGTACTCTTCACCGTCCTCACACACCTTGGCCAGGGACAGCAAGCCGCGCCACAGCGGCTCCATGCCGTCGTCCTGCGCGTGGTTCATGTAGTAGTCGAGCTGGCCACAGCCTGTGCCCTGCTCGGTCTTGAGCCAGATGGTCTCGAAGCGAGAGGTGGAGTTGCCCATCAGGGCGTCGGCCAGGGCTGAACGCGGTGCGTCTGCACGGGAGGGGCGTGTGCCTGCCAGCGAGATGCCGGAGATGACGTGGTTGTTGGACGGGGGCGCGAACTCTTCGGTCAGCATGCCGCGCACCGTGGCGCCGAAGCGGCGCAGGTCTACCTTGGCATCGCCCTGCTGCAGGATCTTGACCGGGCGGGGCTCTCCGTACTTGGCCTTGAAGTTGAACGTGCCGGGGATGCGCAGTACGCGCGCCGCGTCGGCGGTGACAGTCATGTCGATCGACAGGCCTTCTTGCTTGCACAGGCGCTTGAAGCTCTCGGCTACAGGCTTCCACTGCGCGACCTCGGCGACCTGACTCAGCGGCCAGTAGGCGTGCAGGCCGCCACCGGAAGACAGGATGTGGGGCATGCCGAACGAGTCGAGCCCCGTCTTGGCCAGAAACGAGAACAGAGCCTCGCCTGCAGCCTTCTTGCTCTCGTAGCCGTCCATGTCGATGAACAGCGCCTTGATGTGCGCGGCGTTGTCCGCCTTGCGCCCTTTGGCAGGGTCTTCGAAAGTAGACAGCGCAAAGTACACGTCGCGGTTCTTGGCCAGCCACTGCTTTACCTGGGGCCTGATCTGGTCAAGCTGGTCCACGAAAACGTGCTGCTTGCGCGTGGTGTTCAGTTCGGCCACACAGTAGTGGCCGTGACCCGGCGACGGAAGAACCGCCGCTAGGAACTCAAGCGGTTTCATGAGAGTCCTTGGGTCAGGCTACGAAGGGGACGCGCGTGACGTGCGCACTGTGGCTATTTTGGTTGTGGCCGAACAGTTCGATGAAGCGGAGCGCGACGTGCTCCAGGACCTCGGGGGACAGGTTCTTGGTGCCTTCGCTGTGGATCGTTCGGGCCAACTCTTGGTTGGTCAGGCTCGCAGGTCGAATTCCTTGCATATCGTGCTCCAGACTTGTTCTGTTGTGTGCCGCTTGCCGTGCGCTCTCTCCATGATGGAGATCAGCGCTTGCACGCGCGGCTTGAATACGGGAAAGATCTCGCCTCCCTTGATCCAGTTGTACACGCTCTGACGCGTGACACCGACGGCGGTTGCGATCCTGATGACGGATAGGTCGAAGTAAACAGCCCAGCGCCCGAGAGCGCCCCCCATGTTGGTCATGGGCAGCTGCTTGATGTGTTCGACAACTTTTGGGTGGTATGGCATAGCAGTAGAGAGGGGGCGCTGGGCCCCCTCATTCATCAGTCGTCCCAGCCGTCAACGACGGAGGCCAGATCCGCTGCGGGGGCAGGCGCATCTTTCTTGGCCGTCTTGCGCACGGCAGGTGGCTCGTCGTCTTCGTCAGCCGGGGCAGGCTTGGCTTTGGACTTGGCCGCTGGTGCTGGCTCATCGTCCTCGTCGGCCGGTACAGGCTTGGCCTTGGCACGAGTCTTCGGAGCAGGCGCTTCTTCCTCTTCCTCTTCCTGTGCCTTCGGCTTGGCCTTGGCGCGGGTCTTCGGGGCCGGCGCTTCGTCCTCGTCCTTCTTCACCGGGCGCTTGCCGCCGACAGCGTCGTCGACCTTGTCGATCTTGGCCACCGTCATGGTGACTGCCTTCTCGGCATCGTCCGACTCAGCCAGCACCTCGACCGCGGCAAACTCGTCCTGCTCCAGCCAGCGCATGGCTTTGAAGATGACCTTCTGGCCTTCGACTTCGCCAGAGGTGTCGAACTTCATGCGCGTCACCAGCATCTCGGGGCTGGCCTTCTGCGCCACGAGCCAGCGTGCGTACTCCTGCAGCGGACGCTTGTCGCCCTCGGCCTTGCCGAACAGGCTGGTGGCAGGCACGGTGAAGTTCATCACGTCCGCTTTCTCGCCGTTCTCGATGAGATCGGCAGCAGTCACCACCGCGATGCGCTGCTGGAAGCGGCAGGCGCGGCTGTCGCCCTTGCCAGACCCCGCCACGTTCTGCTCGCACTTGGCGCACATCGATGCCTGTGGTTCTGCGATGCTCGCGTCGGGCTTCTCACCGTCGGCGCTCCAGCAGTCAGGCGGCGCCGGATTGGACGAGTCGTACTTGCCGAGGTACAGCACGCGGCTGACCTTCGGTGCGGCCTTGATGATCACGACGTCGAGGTAGCGCTCCTCGACCTGGGCAATTTCCTTGCCGTTGTCCAGCAGGCGCCAGACGCCGTTGTTGATCGAGATGCGCTTGCCACCGGCGGCGTTGCCGATGAGCGCCTGCGCCGTTGCCGACAGCTCGGACTTGGCACGCAGGTGGGCGGGCAGGTTGCCGCCAAAGAGAGAGACTTCGGTTCCCATTATTTTGCTCCTTGCAATAGGGTTGAGTTGGCTTGGAAAATTGCGATCAGGTGATCCATCTGCGCCTTCGCATCAGACGCAGCGTCATGTTCAATCGGATTGGTCGGCTTGAGCTTCTTCTCCGGATCGAGCATTTTGTAGAGCGTCATGAGATCACGCTCCATGTAGTAAGGCCAGGGCTTGGCTTCATTCAGGTCAGGACGAGCAATGCCGAAGGCGTGTGTGAGGATGGGCAAGTCGAACATGGCGGGGCTGGCCCAGACAGTGACGCCTGCGTCTTTGCCGCCGAGGTTTTCGTACGCCTCTTTGAGTTGGTAGAAAACCAGCGCTGCGGGAATGCGGTATTGCTCCGGCGGGTACACCGCTGCGCGCGCCGCATCACTCTGGTTCATCCACCAGCAAATGGTGTTGAAGTCCATGCTCGTTCCTGCTTGGGGCGCAACGAAAATGTTCGTGGGGTGTAGCAGGTACTCCCCTGTGAAGAGGTCTGCAGCACAGAAGCCGATCTGGTGCGCCAAAGAGGTGGGGGCCAGCCCCAGCGTCTCGATGTCGATCATGAGTGCTTTCATGGCTGGTGCGTCCCTTCGACGTTGCGGAACATGCGTTCCCGGGTTCTGGAGTGGAGCCACAACAGGCCTTGCTCGATATTGGTCAGCGCCAGTGCATTCTCGCGACAGGCGTAGGGACCTGCCTGGAAGCAACGCAAGCGGTCGATAATCACTGCCAGCAACGCTTCGTGCGTGACACCGTTGACCCCGACTTCGTTGATGGGGCCGTCTTGAAAACAGATCTCCAGGGGCACATGGAAGTCAGGGTCTTTGCTGGTGATCAGGTACGCGTGGTGTGCGCCACCATGCCCCGGATTATCGACAACGACAACGTCCAGTTCCTGGTTCACAGGGTTGATCGCGTGAGTCTTTAGGATTCGCATGTTCACTTCCCCGTTGGCTTGCGCACGCTGACGACGTACTTGGAGTCCGTCATGAGTGAAGGAATTGCAACGTCCGGGTTCTCTTCCAGAAACTGCTCAGTGTTCTTCTGCGCCATGCGCTTCTCGAAGAGATCCAGCGCGTTGTGCTCGACGACGAAAGCCTTGAAGGCGTCCCAGTCCTGCACGCTGTAGCGCGTCTGCTTGCTGAGGATGATGGTGCCCTGCTCGGTCTTCACCGATGTGACGCCTGCGGCCTTCATGTGCTCCTTCATCGCGGCAGCGACGATCTCGAGCTGGCCGTCGAGCTTGGCAAGCTCGGTGTCGTACTGGGTGGTGAGCGCCGCCTTGGCGTCCCGGATCTTGCGATAGGTTTTGGCCAAGCGGTCCAGCGGGACCGTGGCCTGTTCGGCTACTGACATGGTGTTCTCCTGATGATGGAACTGTAAAAGGTTTGACAATCATAGCGGAAATTCTGGGGGGTGCAACCTCCTTTTTTCAGTTACTGAGTTCGCTCTGGAACAGGTCGACCAGAAGTGTGTGGTCACTAACCCTGCCGGCCATAGCGGTGAACATTTTCTTCTCCAACGGGCTGCTTTGGATGTGGATGACTCTGACACTGGTCGAGGTCTGCCCCTTGCGGTCTGCCCGGGCAATACACTGCAGATAGAGCTCCACGCTCATCACCGGGCCGTAGAAAACCACGGTGTCCGCTGCCGTCAACGTGATGCCATGCGCGGTGGCCTGGGCCTGCAGCACCAGCGCATCCAGGCTGTCGGTGTTCTGGAACTCGTCGATGATGCGCGCCCGCTTGCTGGGCGGCACGTCGCCGTTGATCTGCGCGCAGCGGATGCCATGCTTCTCCAGGTCGGCCTGGATCGTGTCCATGCTGGAGCGGAACAGCGCGAAGATGATGACCTTACGGTCTGTCTCTTCCAACACCTCGCGCAGCACGTTGAGCCGGGGGCTGGCGTCGAACTCCACCACCTCCTTGTCGTCCGTGTAAGCGGCACCGGCGCTGATCTGCAACAGCTTGCTGACTGCCACGCCTGCATTCACCGCGCTGATCGTCTCGCCGCCCGTGCGCACCATCATCTGCGTCTTGAGCATGTCGTAGTACTTCTTCTGCTGCGGCGACATGTCAACGTGGCGCGTCTCGGTGACAACAGGCGGCAGGTCCAGGCAGTCCTTCTTGGCGAAGCGGATCGCGGGCTGCAGCGCCTCGAACACGAGGTCGCGCGAGTTGGGGCGTGGTATCCACTTGAAGTTGGTCACCTTGATCATGACCTTCTCTTTCCACGCAGTGACGAACCGGGGCACCCGCTCAGGCGCCACCAGCTTGGCCAGCCCATACGCATCGACCGGAGACTGCGAGGCGGGCGTGCCCGTCATCATCCACAGCAGCGTCTCTGGTTTCAGGATCGAGTTGAGCGCCTTCCACCGACGGGTGTTGGTGTTCTTGTAGGCGTTGGCTTCGTCAACGATCACCAGATCGAAGCGCCCGTCTGCGCGCACCTCGTGGGCGATCAGGTTCAGGCCCTCGTAGTTGGTGATCACGAACTCGTAATCGCCCTGGATCATCTCGACACGCCGCGACGCTTTGCTGTGGTGCGCCACGATCGAGCTGCGGTGCATGATGCTGTTCATGATGTCCGCCTGCCACGCCGTGTACATGATCGACATGGGGCACAGGACCAGCACGCGGCGAACACGCTTCAGACGCATCAGGTAGTCGGCCGCCCACAGCACGCTGATGGTCTTCATGGTGCCGGGCTCGTTGAACACGAAGCACCGGTTGTACAGGGTGACGAACGCTGCGGTCTCGATCTGGTGTTGCGCAGGCTTGTAGCGCCCTGGCCAGTCGTAGCGCCCTGTGATGGGCGAGGGCACTTTGCTGAAGCCCAGGTTGCGCATGACGCGCACCTCATCCAGGCCCCAGTGAACAGCCACTTGTGCACCGCCATCGAACTCTTCGATGATCTTGTGCTTCGGGATTACAGACAGCTTCTCCGGGAACCGTGTCTTCAGCAACACGGCCCTGTTATCGATG